GAAAGCAGTGTTTATTCGCTGCAAGACTTCAAGTCTCCGGTCCCCTTGTCCCAAGGGATTGGTTGCGTCGCACCTCGGTCTATCAAAGCGCTGCCTGATGGTACGCTTATTTGGTTAGGGCAAGACGGATTCTATGGACTTTCGATCGGCGCCAAGGGAGGCGTAGGGATTCAGTTCTTGAGCGGAGTTATTGATAGGACTACTCGGTATGGTTTGAACCGGGCGCGTAAAAGACTATCTGTTGCCTGCGTCGACCCAGAGAGTCAAGAGTATCGGTGTGCTCTTGCTCCATCAGGTCAGCATTTCAATAAACTTGTCTTGGCCTTTGACGGGAAGCATTGGCGTCGGCAAGAGTACGATATCCACCTCGCAGATTGGGTGCAGCTTTCGGATTGGCGTCAATACGTACTTGCCATAGGGAAAGAGGTTTCTGGCGAAACGAGTGCGGAGGTTCAGATTCGGGGTGGATCTGAGCGCACAGAAGTATTTGTGATGAATCGAAGCACGGGCGTCTATACACCCCCGAACCGTAAGGTTGTGTATCG